TTACCCTGCAGCGCCCGCTTCAGTAACGGTGACTTCAGCTACCGTGGCAAACTGACCATTACCGGAAATCACGGGGATACTCACTTTTCCAGCCTTAACCCCCGTCACAGTGATCACCATATCTTTCACAGCAATGGTTCCCGTTGACGGATCGGCGGAAACCGCTCTGAACGTCTTGTCGGTTGCACTTTCCGGCTCAAAAGAAACAGTCAGGGTGGTTGCTTTCCCTTTTTCCACGGTACCGGATGTCGGCGTCACCTTAATTGCAGTGACCGGCGTAATTTCGCTGCGTTCTTCCGCCACGGAGGGTTTGCCCACGTTGGTAACTTTCACTGTTCGGGTGATCACTTCTTTCGCCGTCACGGCCTTACCGATACTGCTGACCCAGCCACGAAACACATCCACCGTGCCATTCGGAAAACGGATTTTATAGGCCCGGACATCGCCGCTTTCAAACCAGCCTATAAGCCCTTTCTGGCCTTCCTCTCCCGGTTTCCAGGCCAGCGTAAAACTGGTATCACCCGCAGATTTCTGTCCCTGCCCGGTCGCGGTCCAGTCCGCGTCTTCATCATCCAGGTAGTTATCATCGTAGGATTCTGCCGTCATCTCGCCGGGTGTCAGATCCTTCACCTTAGCCAGTCGCTGCCAGTCATCGTCTGACAACGGGTTTGCATAAGCATCACCCGTGCCGGTGTAAACCCACAGTGTGGTACCGGCACCTTTTACCGGCGCCAGGGGATTTGGTGTTGCCATATCGTCCTCACATCTCGTATGTAATGGAATAAGTCAGATCTGCAGAACTCCACAATGCCATATCGTCATCACGACGATAGTCATAGCCCTGCGTAACCATCGTGGTAATCATGCCTGCCAGTGCAGGGATCGCCGCCATCGCCGGGTAAATCCGGCTTTCCATCCACTGATCAAGCTCTGAATCCGGTACCTGTGCCGGTAAAAACACCTCAATATGCAGTGTGGCCCGCCAGGTATCTGCATCCAGCTCTTCACCGGTATACTCTGCATCCGTCAGATAAACCGCGACCGCGGGAAAATCCTCTTCGTCAAAAACAACGGGGCGACCATCAAACAGCGTCGCCCCGTGTTCATGCTGCTGCAGTGCATCCAGCACTGCAGCACGGATATCAGTATGTTTCATCGTTTTATCGCAATCCTCAGTTGTTGTTTCAGCGCATATGCCAGTTCTCCGGGCAGGCGTTCACGCCGGATACGGTCAACGTTTTCATCAAACGCCTGTTTCAGTGGGGCCGCCATCGGGATTTTCACCACATCAATGGGGTAACGGTTTTTCCCGGCCACACGCTGCATTACATGCCAGCGACCATTTTTTAATCGCTGAATAAATGCCCGCTGATAACGATGCTGACCGGCTTTGAGTATGCTGTTCGGACGACGGCCCAGCATCCTGATCCCCAGCTTAATCACCGGGAGATCACCGCGTTTAACGATAATTTTGGCATTCGGATTTCTGACCGTGGCCCGTTTCAGTCTGGACCGTTCCTTTACCAGTTTCCGGCTCACCCTGGTCTCCCGGGCAACCTGTGACGAAGACTGATTAATCGCCGTTGTGGCCACGCGGTTAATGGCCATTGCTGAAGCCGCCGGAATGGCGTTTTTACGAACCCGGCTCAGATTTTCAATCGCCTGATCAAGCCCTTTTATCGCCATAATTCACCCTGCGTTTATCGTCGCCGGTTAACTGCCGGTGGTTGCCCACGGTTGAGCCAGAGATAACAACTGCCCCCGTCATCCGGAGAAACACGATCCACCCAGAATGTCTCACCATTAATGGTCAGCGTGTCACCACGCCGCACAGCACGAACCGTATCCGTCCGTACAAATAATGACGGGCAGCTTCCTTCAATACGGACCCCGCTACCGGCAAACCCCAGCGATTCCGGATCGTCAAAAACCCCCTGAACTTCGCTGCCACACTGTGCCCCCGAGGTGAACTGCGCACAGAGCCCCATCACTTCAACAATCGTGCTGTCCACCCCGGCAAGGGCAGCATCAAAGGCATTCTGAAAATCACGCATGCTCAGCCGTTCCGTGCTGTATCATGGCTGTCGCCAGTGGTGATGGCACCAGAACACGCATGCCCCGGTACGTCAGTTCAACGGGACGGCCTGTCTCCGGGCAATACCCCATCACATGCAGGCATTTCCGCACACGAACCGCTTTAACATCATCCGTAGCATCAGTGTTGTGCAACTGCTCACCATCGTCTGTGTGATTTTGCTCAGGCCCGCTCTCATCACCAGGCATAATGCCCTCCCGGGAAGCAGCAAGCTCCTCTTCCCACTCAGACACACGTTGCGCAATATCCGCAGCACTCCCCGATATATCCGCCTCGCGCCCCAGCAGGCCAGCCAGTTGACGAAGACGATTCAGATTTTCTTCTTTTGTTGCCATATCAGCCCCCTGTGAAAAAAGACACGGGGGCATTTCGCCCCCGCTCACGGATTATTTCACCTGCACCACCACAAACTCATCCGGATCCGGCAGCACCATCAGCGGTGCGGACTGCGTCATGGTAAATTCACGGGCCGGATCGCCCACGGTCAGCCAGTGTTTCGGATAACGGGAAGAGGCCACCACACCTTCGGACAACGCCTGTGCATCCTGAATGGCACCATAGCAACGAATGCCCTCTGCTGCCGTATTCCCCAGGACCAGTGTACCCTCCGGCAGATAACGTTTTTCGGTACCGTCTTCTGCCACATAAGACGTTTTTGCCACCACAATGGCCAGATCACCGTAATACCCTTTGAAAGACACCACAGCCCCCAGGTCTTTCACTGCCGTTTCGAGTTGTGAATTTGAGCCGCGACGGGTATCCAGTTTTTCGCGGAAAAGCTTAAAGCCATTCAGCAGACGCCAGACAGTACCGTCCATAATGGCAATATTCACAAGACCGCTGGCCTGATCGCAGTAAAGGTCAATATCATGCGTCGGATCAAACGTATCACGGTCCTGCTCAGACCATTTTTTACCGTCGGCCTGCTCAATGTTATTTCCTTCAGAGCGTCCAAAATCAACCTCAATTTTCTCGAACTGGTCTCCTTCCATGGTGTATTTGCCATACAGCACGGCATTCACCGCCTGCATTTCTTCCACCTGGACAATGGCGTGCTCTTCCTGTTTGAGGTTATCTGTGATGATACGCAGACGACGGTAGGCCGGGTCGTTCAGCTGAGCCGGATCTTCACCGGGAAGACGCTCAACCGCCTGCTGGTAATTAAATTCGTGTTTCGGCTTGACGTAGCCCGGACGTAACACGCGGGTTTCACCACCACGATGACGCAGCACTTTTCCTTCAACAACCGGGGAAACATAGGCCGCCACCGGCGTTTTTCCGGTAATTTTGTCCAGCATCACCTCTTCGGTATGGAAATTCACCGTACGGCGGAAAAACAGCTCCAGAAACAGCGCACGATATTTCACTTTTTGTTCGGTATAACCGAGCAACTGGCGGGTCGTAAACAATCCCATAAATCAGTTCCTTTCATTCAGAAATCAGTCAGGCCACCGCGGTGGCCTGATAACGTGTTACGGCAGCGCCGCGTGACTCAGGGCACTGCCGGCAAATGCATTTGCCTTTTTGTGTTCATCCACACTTTCAGGCCAGCGGATTGCCTCCGTCGCAAAGGTCCCCGACTTGTAATAGGTCAGTACCGTCTCTGTGCCTTCAAGCGGCAGTACCAGTATGCCAACCGCACTACCGGCTTTCTGTCCGTCCCAGACCACCAGTTTCCCGCTGGCTTCATCCAGCATCAGGGGCGTCAGTGCCGGTGTTGCCGAGGAAATCCCGCTGCTGCCTGTGGCGGTGTGAGCCGGATCATTACCGGCAAAAATACGTACTTCCGCACGCTGTTCAGTGATGGTTTTCGTTACCATATTGTAAAAACCTCCTGTTGATGGTCAGCACTGACTTCATGGCATGGCCATGAGCATTTTCACGTCCGCATCACCGTCTGCTGACGTCTGTGGCACGCCACCCTGTACCGCTGCCGGTGAATGGTTCGCCATGATGCGTTCAAACAGGGCGGTTGTGGATGCAGAGACCGGCTCTGCCTTACCTGATCCCGCAGCCAGCACAGCCCGGGCGCTCTCCACGGTCATTCCCGGGCAGGCAGCCAGCTGTTCAGCCTGCGCCTCAGCCCCTTTTGCCTCATCCAGTGCCATGATCTGATCACGGAGTGAGGGTCCGGCATCCGCCTGCGGTGAAGCAGCCAGGACAGGGCGGGCTTTTTCCACCGTCATCTCCGGCATCGCCGCCAGCGTTGCCGCCAGTTGTTCACGACCTTTCGCCTCTTCACACGCCATAATGCGATCGGCTTCACTCTGCGTGGATGCCACCGGCTGCTGCGGTGCCGCCGCGGCCAGAATCGCCCGGGCCTGTTCAACGCTCATGCCCTGTTGTCCTGCCAGCATCGTGGCAAGCTGTTCACGTCCTTTCGCTTCCTGGCATGTCAGGATCCCCATTACTCGCTGGTTCTCCTGCACGGCGGCTTCCGTTGCAGTTAATTGCGGCATAGTGCCTCCTGTATCATGTGTGTTCAGCGCCGTTGCCATCACACTGATGGCATCCGACGCATTGATTAATTCATCCGCCAGCCCGGCCTCAATGCCGGACTGACCTTCAAAAACGGCGGCCTCTGTTCCCGTGACCGCATCCACAGACAACCCGGTATACATCGCCACTTTTTCGGCAAACATCCGGTGCGCCGCATCAATGCGCTTCTGCATGTCCTGGCGAACCTCTGCCGGTAAGGCTTCAAACTGATTGCCATCCACCTTATGCGCCCCTGAGTAAATCAGCGTGATATCCACACCGGCCTGTGCCAGATGCCCGGCATAGCTGACATGGCTCATCATCACGCCAATGGAGCCGATACGGGATGTCTGGGTAACCAGCCGTCGGGAGCAGGCCGACGCCAGCAGCATGGCTGCAGAACAGGCCGTGTCATTGCACAGTGCCCAGACCGGCTTCTGCTGGCGGAGGCGATAAATCATGTCAGCGCAGTCAAACGCGCCGGCGGCCTGCCCGCCCGGACTGTCAATGTCCAGCAGTACGCCCCGCACCTGGCTATCCGCCATTGCCTGCTGAAGACAGGCGACAATGCCGTCATAGCCTGTCATTCCGGAAAATGGCCGCATACCACCCAGCCTGTGCACCAGCGTGCCGGTCACCGGCAGTACAGCAATACCGTTCACCACCCGGTAAACACGGGCCGGTCGTTTACCTCCGGCCATGTACTCGTCCGTTTCAGCCAGCATTCCGGGAGCATCAAGCTGTACCTGCTGTTGTGGTACCGAAAGACTTGCTGCCCCCATCTCGCGCCCGAGCGCGCAAAAGAAAACCCGCGCATAGGCGGGCTCCAGAAGCAGCGGTTCATTGAATGCTGCGGCAATAATGTGTGAAAGATTACGTCTCACGTGGTGTTGTCTCCTCTTCCGGGCTGCAACTCTCCGCTATCTGCTGCTGATACGCCTGCGCTATCCACACCGGACGTGAGAGTCCGGCTTTTTGCCGCTCTGCAGATTCCCTGACCTGCTGGCGGAAAATGTCCTGATAATCCTCGCCCATCAGCGCCAGCTCTTTCTCATACGTGCTCAGTCCGGCCTCAATGCGCATCACCGATTCCTGGACTTCCTTGAGCCCGTCAATGGCCATTCTTCCGGCACCAATCCACTCTGCCCGTGACCAGGCTGATCGCGCCTGATAAAAATCAAAACGCGCCCGTGGCGGACGAATAATCCCCCGAAGAAGTGCCTCTTCCAGCCAGCAGGAAAACATCTGCGTGGCCAGCCGGGCCGCAATAAATTTTCGCCGCCCCATAAAATAGCGCCACGACTCATTGGCGGAGGCGCGGGCACTTGAGTAACTGACCTTCGAGTAATCACGGGACAACTGTTCGTAGGAAACGCCAAGACCGGCGGCGATATACCGCAGCAGCGCCTGTTCAAGCGCAGAAAATCCATTGTCTGAATCCTGCGCTGTCTGTAGTTTCAGATCATCACCGGGGAAAAGGTGCGGAATTTTGACACCGCCCAGTGTCACGTTATTCGTGTCATACCAGCTGGAGAACTTCTCCAGAATATTAATAAGCGGATTATCCTTCTGCTCCTGTGGCGCGCCGGCGATATATTCAAAGGCCTTTTCGGTATCAAGTTCACTTTCAATCGTCGCTGCATACATCGCCTTCACTATGGCCGACTGAAGCTGTGTTGCCTGAAGGGAATCGAGCATCTTCAGCCGTTCCATGACGCTGTAAAACTGATTAGCCCCACGGGTCTGCCCGTCCTCTACCGGCTCGAAAATATGCAGCATGGACGGACGCCCGGTGGGAAGTTCACGCGGGATCCGTTCCCATCGTCCACTACCAGAGAACGGAAAATCATCCTCACAGATATGGTACGCAACGGCACGGCCATATCGATCGACCTCCACACCGGCACGCAGAAAATGGTTCCCCATACCGTGTCCTGGCGTGTCCACCCGTTTCGGACTCACGGCTTTAAAACGCGTACGGAATAACTGCGTGGTTTCCGTATCCCAGACCGGCTGCACAAAGATTTCGCCGTTAAACGCATGAACGCCCACACCTTCACGGATAAATTCCGTGAACGTGCGTTTTCCTTCCACGTCGATCTCGCCAGACATCCCTTCGGCGTATTCCGACCAGGCCGCCTCCACCTCATCGACAAAGCTTTTTGCTGCGGTCTCCCGCATCCCCAGCCAGCGCCAGTTCGGACGGTAGCTGATCAGAAACATATGCCCGACAATGTGATCCTTATGCAGGGCCACCGCATTAGCCGCTATTCCGTTATTGCGCACCAGATCATCTGCCCGGGCATTCCCCAGACGCAACGCGGGCAGCAGGGCCGCATCGGCACTCTGCGCCGGTGGCAACCACTCCGCCATTTGCCCGCCAAATCCTGCGCCGCCCCCGTGGTAGCTGAGGCTCTCCCGAAGCGGAACGCCGTTCACATCAATCAGGACAGGCGTTCGTTTCATAACCTCACTCCCAGCGGACGACGGCGACGGCGGGTTGTCCCCAGTACCGACTCCGCATCATTGATCGCACGGTTAAGCTCATCCAGAGAAGCCGCCGTATATTCAATTCTGCGACCATCTTTCTGGACAGACACCACCCGTTTACCGGTTAATAAATCAAGGCGCGCCTGACGCAGCGCCTGCAGTTCAGCGACTGTAACCATTCACTCCTCCGGACAGCTTCGCTGCCAGTTCTTTCAGGGTTGGCCGGGTTGTCTCTTCTTCCCGGGATTTTGCCAGTACAGCCAGATCAAGCTGCCAGCGTTGCACGGACACACGTAATGCCGCGTAGGCATACACCAGGCAGTCCAGCGCTTCGTTACGCCGCTTTTTGTTATCCCACAGCAGACGCATCTTTCCTTTTTCCCACTTCTCCACCAGCTCTTCCGCCACCAGTTGCTGCGCCTCTGTCTGCGAAAAAATCTCCGGATCATCAGGAAAACGGATGGCATACGACGTGGCTTCATCCGCAGGCGTGGGATCGGCTTTCATACGGGCATAGAGAATTTCTTTTGCGGTGTCTGTCCCCACTTCACACAGATACACTCCCCGCTGATTGCGGGTTTTTGGCATGGTGATCACCGGCTTGCCATAGACAGATGCGCCTTTTACCGGCAGTACCCGGAAAACACCGTGTTTTTTTGATCTCTGATAAACGATTTCACCATCGATCCCCCCGGTGTCCCAGCAGACACGGGAAATGGTCATTTCAGTGCCATCCGCATGGCGGTATTTTTTGTTGATCGCCGCATCCACACGTAACAGCGTCTCTTCCTCATCGGGACGCCCCATAATGATGATTTTATCCACCAGAAAGGCTTCCTCTCCCGGAGCCCATCCCCAGACATACATCTCAAAACGGTTTCGCTGCGAGTCAATGCCCGCCGTCAGATAAACCACCCGGGCAGGCACCGCCGCCGTGTAACGCACAACCTTATCCATCAGTACCTGGTGATCGAGTTTTTCGCCCACGGCCTCTTCCCAGGTCTCGCCCAGCGTGGTGTTCACAAAGGTTTTCAGGCCGTTGGGATCTTTCAGTGCATCCAGCCAGTCATAGACAATCTGTACCCAGGTGGTGAACGGACTGTACGCCGTCCAGATATGGAATGTGATGGAGCGCGGCGGCGGAATTTCATTACCCGCAGCGCTGAAAAACGTCAGGCCGTCACGGGTCCACATGCCCGTGTTTTCACAGATCCACCGCCCGTTGCTCTGGTCAAGTTCAGACTGATGGATCACGCAGCCATGATGTTCACAGAGGTAGAAAACGCTTTCGGGGCTGTCCTTCTCCCATTTAAGGCCAAAAGGCGTGGATTCATCGCCAAATTTCAGATACTGCGCCTCCCCACAGTGCGGGCAGGGCACATAAAAACGCATGAAATGTGCCGACTCGTTAGCGGCTTTTTCGATCTGACAGGTGCCTTTGATTTTAGGCGTCGAGCCGCGAATGGATTTTGGCCATACAGAGCCCTCAATACGCTTATCCCCCAGCAGGGTTGGCGAGCCCTCTTTTTCGACATCCGGCTCGAACGAGGAAAGTTCGTCATAGCAGACCACGTCCACGGATTTTTCACGGTAGTTTTTGGCGGCAGCGCCGCCCAGGCACCAGAAGCCCACACCCGATGAAAAGCGTTTCAGCGTGAGAGTATTGTCACGATGTTTACGACCCAGCCATGGGGAAAGGTCTTTCAGGCATGGCACGTCCCGAATCGTCGCCTCCACGTGAGACTTCATAAAATCTTCAGCGGCAGAATCCGTAGGCTGAAAAAGCAGACTGTTACGGGATTTATGCTCAATAAAATACCCGACCACCCCCAGCAACATCTTTGTATAGCCAACACGGGCAGATTTAATCAGATTAACAGTGCGGATCTGATCATTCCCCATGCTGTTCATGATGGCGATCTGGAATGGCAGCGTTTTCCATTCTCCCTCACCATATGAAGATTCTTTAGGCAGATAATAATTTTGATCAGCCCATTCAACTGGCGTCACCGGCAATGCCCTTATCAGGGGCTGTAATGCTGTTGTGACAGCGCTCATCATATTATTCAGTTGTTGCTCTGATATATTCATCGAGTAAATCCGGTAATTTATCCCCCGCCCGCGCACACTGATTTGCCCCCTTCGCAATAAGGGTTTTCAGATGGTCAAGATGGCGCGGTGTTAAATCAGGAAACTGTCGCTGCATGGATAAAGGGATGGAATCAAGCGTACTGGATAACGCCATTGCCAGCTTACTGAGGGCAAAAATACAGAACCCGGTGTCAATAAGTTTTCCTTTTGACACCTCATTTTTTAACTGCTGTGTAACAGCCTGTTCTGCTGTCAGTTCCCATCTGGCAATAAGCAATTTCTCCTCATAGTCGTCTTCGCTATCGCCATCAGGCACATCGTTTTTACTTCTCCTCAGATACGATATGTAAAAATCGCGCCAGGCATCCAGATCCAGTTGCCCTCGCTTATTCGATATCGGGGCACCCGGCAATTTCTGCAATCTGCGAAGCTGGCGATCGGTCAGACTTAAATGCCTGGCAACTTCAGTCTGCGTAGCCACTCCTCACCTCGCAAAAACTCTCACCTCGCAATCACAACAAAACCGGTCATGTCCGGCTTACATGTCTATTTTTTGTTCATGTCCGGTTCACAGAAAACCTGTTTTTATATTTTTCATATAGTTAACTTGAAGAGAAACCGGACATGGATCCCGGAAAATTTTCATAAATAGCGAAAACCCGCGAGGTCGCCGCCCCGTAACAGGCCGGATCGCCAGAAAGGACCCGAAAATGATAATAATTATCAATTAAATAAAAGTTATCTCAACCGACAAGTTCACCATGAAAGAGGACAAATAATGAGTTCGGTCTCAATGCATTAATTGATCTGCATCAAATTTAAGTAAAAACATCTTTGGACAATACAGAACACTGCAGTGAATATGGAAAAAGACAATGTCATCGAAGAACAAAACCAGCAAAACAACAACCCGTAACATCCGTTTTCCCAATCACATGATTGAGCAGATCAATATCGCCCTTGAGCATAAAGGCTCCGGCAACTTTTCGGCATGGGTTATTGAAGCCTGTCGCCGGAGGCTGGCAGCAGACATAAAATGTGCCCGTCAGTTAACTGTAACAAAGAATGATACACCGTCTGCTCTGTGATAACTGTTCATATAACCATTTCTTTATATTGCTGAATTTACAAAAAGTCGCAGTTATTAGTCGTATTTATTCCGAATTGAAATCATCCGTCATATAAAATAAAAAAGAATAACAATAATAATCTTCTACCCTTATCAGTACCTTTACTGCTGTGCTCCAACACAGCAGTTTTTTTGATTATGCTCACATATTTTTCATCCCCACCGCACTGCACATTATAACTGTTGCTTTTCAATTCAGGCTTTGTGCAGGTATGTCTGAATCTCCTCCGGGAGAGGTCTTCATCGTTATCAGCCCCAAAACACACCAGCGACACTGACAAAGAGCCTGCGAGTGCAGTTGCCCCGTTTTCGTTTTATGATGTATTCACCCAGTCAAATAATGAGCAAATTCAATCCATGTCAGACGGCAGAGAATCATAAAATTTAACCATCGTGCTTACATAAACAATCCGATAAAGACTTAACATACTTAAAATCGCATATTGCATAAGAATAAATAATAAGTCATCAAAAAACATCGGGCAAAACTACCGCAACTCCAGTTAAAAAGACAATATATTAATCCAGCGACCTCATTTATTATTCAGAAATGCTTAATAATAAGATATTTCCTGTTATTCCTTTATGGAGATCGGGTAACTGCTCCATGCCAGTCTTGTTGAATGGCTCAAAAAATAAGAGAATAATTCATAACATATATTGTAATTCAGGCTCGGTTATTTCGAATTGAATACTTGCATTAAAATCTGATAAAAAATTCGTCATAACAACAACATTCTCTTCTGCATGTGCCATAACCTGCCGTAACAACCCGGCAGGTTTTTTTATTGAATAAATTTCCGGTTTCTTCCACCATCGCACCGGCCAGGCGACTATGAGGGGACAACGCCGCGCTCCGTTAACGCAGTAAACCCCGGTGTGTATCGTTTTTGATTATCCCCGCACACTCGCGCAGAGGAGTCTCCCCGTAGGGCTGCGGTCTCTGTTAATGCGGAAATACGGCGACGATACAACGCATTGAAAAAACTATTTCAGGCACTGAGTACGGATATATTCCTGAAGCGTTCTCAATGCTGCCTGGTCGCTGATGATTCCGTCTCTGATACCGAGAACGTTTCGTCCAGCAACTTGAGAGAGTTCGACGCTGGCATCATTGCCCACGCGGGCGGTGGCGGTGGCTTCACGCACGGAACCTGAGCAGGTGGCGTTGATCCGCAGGCGCTTACGACCAGCGGTAACATCAGCACGCAGAGTTTCATTTTCAGCTCTCGCATCGGCTAATTCCCTCGAGTATTTTGCATCGAGCGCAGCAACATCGTGCTGGCGCTGCTGCATATCAGTAATGGTGGCGTTCGCCAGCTTCAGCTCACTGACTTTTTTATCGCGCAGCTCTTTGTAAGTGATGGCGTTATCGCGGTAATGATTCAGCCCCAGACCAAGCGCACCACAGGCTACCAGCAGGACAATAATCACCACACACAGAACACGGTTCATATCCCCCTCACCCCAGCATCCCCGACGAAGACAACATCATCCAGCCTAAGAGCAACCAGCATTAGTGAAAATGAAATGCCGACGATTACACAGAGGATCTTCGCCAGCGTTATGAGCTTGTCTGACATGCTTAATCCTCTTCACGATTTCAACGCAATGACCAGTTTTGCCAGCCCATACAGCATCGGAGACACAGCAATACCGACCGCCACCCACTTAATAGCAAAAGCCAGCGCTCTGCTGATGTCATCAGTTACAGGCGCTTTCAGTTCAAGGCCGTTTTTCATAGTCAACCTCAACAGAATTCGTTTATACTTTTCCATGTTCTCCCTTGCCTTATCCAAGGTCAGAAACACAAAACCCCGCTTGCTGCCAACAAACGGGGTTTTACTTTTATTCACTTAGGTTTTGCCAGTTCGCAGGATTTCGTGTTATCCGTCCGCGTTGGTCAACGTCATTTTTCAGCAAAATATTCTGCTTATCTGTCGATTCCCCAGCACGCCAGCGCACTTTCCTGATCTCGCCGGGATACCTGACCGTAGCAATTATTTGAGCGGATACGGCAGTCTCTGCCACCGTCCTTAATCCACCAGCGAATCGCTTCACACGCTCCCCTGCGATCGCCTGCATTAATTCGTTTATAAAACGTCGACGGGAAACACTTACCGGGGCCAATGTTATACGGACAGAATGACGCGATCCCCGCTTTCTGGGGTTCAGTCAGTGGCACTTTGATGTTTTTCGCCACCCATGCCAGCGCCTTATCACGTTCAATGGCGTTAACCCGGTCGCATTTTTCCTTTGACAGCTTCATGCCAGGAATAACAGGCTTACCATCCACCCGGGTGGCTCCACGGCAGATGGTCCAGATCCCCGCACCATCACGGTATGCCGTGGTGTGGTTACCTTCCTTTTCATCCAGAAACTGGTCGAGGATTTCAGGCGCAGGCGCACCTGCGGCAATCAGCGCCAGAACGGCAGCCGACAGACCGTATTTGATTTTGGTGTTCATGGATATTTATCAGGATTTATCGGTTCCGAATCCCTGGATATGTTAAGTCTTCAGCCCGCCAGTGGTGGGCACTGGTGTTTTACCTGATGGCTGAAATATATCTGACAATTCCCGTCGAGGATTTAGCAATGTATAACGATGAACATAAATATACCGCCTGCATGCAGGCCATGAATGAACAATTTAAATCAGCATTCCTTAAACTCATTCAGCAAAACCACAAAGCAGTAAAATCCATTCAGGCTGAACCGTATGGACACCTCACACCACCAACTCTCGACATTATGTCCAGAATATTAACACCAGCCATGCTTCTACGTCTGAAAGACAATATAAATGACTGGTTAAACGAAGAATTAAACTACCTTGAATGTGAGTGGGATCATCATTACGCCAAATCACAAAAAGAACGCATCTTCCGTCGATTATCCGGCAACAGATAACGAGCCAGCTTATATACGTCCTTTAAGATAAGTCAGTCCTGGATGAAACCAGTAAGCAGGCACTTTTTTAAAGGGTGGATTATCAAAATCACGAAGAAGAGCCTCCCGCACAACTGCATCCTTGTCCGCACCACTGGCCAGCGCTTCAATCTCAGCAGCTACCTGCAGATATCCCATGCAACGACCAATGCGCTTCATTAGTCCCTGCTTTTTATTGTTCTTCAGGTAATCAATGGCAAATTCAATGAGCGCCTCACTGTGCTGGTGCGATGCTGGTGTTACTTTTCCATCTTCACGGATCGTGATATTCCAGTCATCGCTTGTCACAATAAAAGATGGCCGATTACCCCCCCATGCCTGGTCTTTATCCGGTGCAGACGCAATAAAATAACGTTTATTGCCTTCCTCTCCGGCACTTTTAACTGTAATGGAGTACTTTTCTGACAATGCGGTCGGTAAAAACTTTTCCTGCAAAATCTTCGCAAAGGTCCTGCGAGCAATTTTGATGCAATCATCGTAAAACGCTGCTTCCTGCTCATCGCGGCGTTTTTTTCATCTTCAGAAACCATCAGCACCGACAGTTTTTTATTCAGTTCAGTGATTTCATTTTCCAGGCAACTTATGCGCTGATTCATTTCTTCATGGTTCATCGTCTACTCTCCCCGCGCCGCCTTACGCCGGTCTTCTTTAATTTTGAAATACAGGTTCGTCAGATACGTCAGCAGACCAAACAGCAGACTCCCCAGCACGCCTATTGCCACCCACTGGGACGGAGAGACTTTGTCCAGCAGCTGCAGTAACCAGTATCCCGTCCCCACCGCTGACGTGGTGTATGACACACCTGTTGTGATTTTTTCCATCTGGTACATACCCCGTCTCCCGTTATCCGGAAGCTGACAACAATAAAAAAGCCACCCGTTAATTACTGATGGCTCTGATGCATAAACGTCATCATTCCTGACCGTTATGATTGACAATGGTTATCATTTTTATATAAAAATACTCCCGATATGTGTTACATATCATTTCTCCACGGGGAATATCCCCACGCCAGCGTCAGACTCGTTTTCCCGTTCTCTTCTGTGCTGGCGTTTTTTTATTATGATGTCGGTGCATTTATTTCCAGCACCAGGCTTTCAATCTCAACACCATACGCGGAATTTTTGGGCGTAAAAAATCCCCTCCGGTGAGGGGATTTGCTTATGTAAACATTTACACTGCTTACCTGCATGGTGCCGGGTGCCTCCCGGTGAATTCAGTATCAGCACCTGAATCCGCAATTATCCCATATACCTACTTGCTGATTGCCCCTCCGCACAGGGGGATTCACCATGCGAGATTTTTTTAACAAATGCTCAGTCTGACAGGCAACTGTCAACTGACTGAATAGTGACACGGATTACACTTGTTACCCACATACCACGAATCAGGTTATTCTTCAGTCATTATTAAACTGCACTTCAGCAAATCCAGAGCCTGATTCACAGGTATTGGATTTGATTGTTACGGTCATTCCTGTTAACTGTGCACTTTGTAACAACGGCTGCAAATTCCACCGGTTAGTCCAGTATTCTTTCCCGTCAACCTTTACAGTAAATGTGTTATCCCCATTATATTTGGAAAACTCAATTTTACCTTTAGCACAATCCGCCGCCATTGCATTAACAGAAACCAATGCAAATAAAACCGCCATAAACATCTTCTTCATGCTTAACTCCTTTCATTCACCCGTTGTATATAATGACTGAGACTTTCTGTTCAGAAAGGCTGCTGCTGTATTACTTTCCCATAATGTATTGTTTATTTTTATAACTGGCCTGTCGCCACTTATCTGACATTCTGGTTGCATCTCTTCATTCACGTAGCGAACCGAACGCGTCCCCTGATGATGGCAATTCAGAATAACCGCTACAGTACCCAGTATTGCTGATATATTATTAAAGGATATTCTCCCCACTCTGACACTATCCTCTCCCCGATACTCCGGAAGCACATTGCTGATTCTCCCCCAGTTCAGAGTGAGGTCCACGTCTTCCGGCGTCATCGTATAAACAGGAGCAGTTTCAGACAGTGCCAGACGAAATTCTCTCTGTATTTGCCTGAACCGTAAGGCTTCTGCTGTAACAGTGACAAAACGCAGAACTGCTCTGGATGCATCTCTGGTCATTGTATTACCACTGAACTCCATTAACGCCAGATATGATGAAACCAGTGAGTGACGACTGATTTGCATTCCGGAACGTTCCAGCGCTGCGACACGTTGCAGCGTGGTATAACTGCTGTCCGTTGTCATGGAAACAGTTGTCACACCGGGCACTGATATATGTGTAAAATCTGAAAAACGGTAGAAAGTATTTGTGGCCGTATTAACGAACCCGGCCACATATAAATTATTTTGCTCAATAATCAGACGAAGATGGTCAAAACGCGCCTCATAGATATCAAGCCCTCGGATATCCACAGAAATATAACTACCCGGTGGAGTATGATTAATAACAGATACCGATGTAGCCCCCTGAGATATATGCTCAAGAGGGGTCGATATTTCTGTCCGTATACTATTTAACGAAGATACATAACTTTGTTGAGTCGAAAAGTCTATCGTAAATTCCCGGGAATAGGATACCGAAGAAAAGCCCAGTAACAGGCACAGTACCCATTTAAACAATATACACTTCATATACAGGTATTCCTTTTGGCTGAAGTAATCAGCACCAGACCCGGCGCAGATATAAAAAAGGCCCGCAAAAGCGAGCCTGGTAAATAAATATGGCGCGTTGTACTGGATTCGAACCAGTGACCGATTGCTTAGAAGGCAATTGCTCTGTCCGACTGAGCTAACAACGCATGATGCAGATAATGGACCGCCATCGAGGACTCGAACCCCGCACCAACAACCCTGTTATCGTGTCGTCTGCTCTTCCTGATGAGCTAATGGCGGTATGTTATGGTGGCCCTTGCTGGATTTGAACCAGCGACCTGGCGATTATGAGTCGCTCACTCTCACCACTGAGCTAAAGGGCCGGGCGCAGGATAATAACGGTACGTAACTAATTCTGCAATATCATCCGTTCTGACTGACTAAATCCTGAACTTCCTTGACCGTCTGCTCAAAACGCTCAGTCTCCAGCTCAACGCCAATTGCACGACGTCCCAGCGCCATCGATGCTTTGACCGTCGAACCCGACCCCATGAAAAAATCTGCAACCAGATCTCCCGGACGACTGCTTGCGCTGATTATCTGCTGCAACATTTCTGCCGGTTTTTCGCACGGATGTTTCCCGGGATAGTACTGCACCGGTTTATGCATCCACACATCGGTGTACGGCACCTGCACAGTCACACCGAAATACCGCCGCAAATTTTTATATTCTCTCAGCAGTTCCGTATACTGCCGGTTCAGTTCACTGTATGTGCTGACCAGCTGGTGGTGTGGCTGCTCCAGTTCACCGCGCTGATGTTTTTCTGCTGCAACACGCGCAAACAACGCCTGCAATTTGTTGTAATCAGCTTCGTTCGGTAACTGCCACTGGCGGGCACCAAACCAGTGCGACACCATGTTTTTCTTTCCGGTGGCTTCCGCTATCTGTTTCGACGTTATCCCCAGTGATTCACGCGCATCACGAAAGTAAGAAATCAGCGGAGACATCACATGCTGTTTAAGCTCGCGCTCCTTTGCCGCATAGCCGCCATTTTTTGGCTGGTATGGCCCCTGATAATGTTCAGCAAACAGAATACGCTCTGTGGCGGGAAAATACGCCCGCAGGCTTTCCTTACTGCACCCGTTCCAGCGTCCGGACTGCTTCGCCCAGATAATGTGATTCAGCACATTAAAGCGTTCACGCATCATGATTTCGATATCAGATGCCAGGCGATGACCACAGAACAGGTAAAGACTTCCGGCGGGCTTTAATACCCGCCAGAACTGCTCCAGACACTGGTCCAGCCATTTCAGGTAATCATCATCGCCCTTCCACTGGTTATCCCAGCCCTCGGGCTTCACTTTAAAGTATGGCGGGTCTGTGACTATCAGGTCGACAGAGTTTTCCGGTAAGGCCTGGATAAACTCCAGGCAATCAGCGTTGATTAACTCACAACTGGATATTTTTACAGTATCAACCATAGATCAATAAGCACTTCTCTGATAGGCTCATACCGCTTTTGCGCAAAGCAGATGGGCCTGAGGTTTGCTTGTGACCCCAACGTATGAGCAGATGGCTGGCAGGTGCCGCTAACACCCACCAGCCGCCCATTACCACAAATTAAAAAGCCTTCACTGCGGAAGGCGTCTGTAACAACCGAACTGATAATCTGCCAGACCCGCCATAACAAGCTGGGTCAGTATTAACTGACAGCGTTCGCGTGAAAGGTAAGTATTCTGCGCAATTTCCCCGACGGTCGCCGGTTCGGTGACACTTAATTCATTAAACACCACTCTGGCGGTTTCGGTCATATCCTGCTGTTTTAGCATGTCTTTTTCCCTTTTCTGGTTAACGTGACATACCAATACCTCTTGTCGAAAAAGCCAGCAAGCTGAAAGACCGGTATTAATAACCACCAGCGCGTTTAATATACCGCACCACTTTCGGGGCATAAAAAAATGCTCAATGACGGGCAGTAAAAATTCTTTGTTACTCAGGTGATTTTAACGCACCCTGACAATGTTAATTTCAAAATCATCAATATGTCCGCTATTAAGTATAACGAATTTCGTACTCCCACTTCTGTACGATTTTGATAACACAAGACGATCATCATAGCGTGCAAGAACGTAATACCAGACATTATCATAGTGGATCGACTGATATTCCCTCTTAAACTGGGGTTTGTACCAACCGGCAATAAGAGAGAATGTCCAGAAATAAATCATGAATCCAGCCATCATGAACTCAATTCGGTGATGGCGAATAAAAGATACTTCCGAAAAGCATTTGACTGAAATAAGTTTTCTTCCTGACCTGACAAAAAGCGTAATTATAAAGACAGCAATAACACAAAAAATAAGCACATCTGGCTCAACGTACTGATGAATGACCGAAAATTCCAGAACAGGTGGAATAAAAAGCAGCAATATTGCCAGAAAAAGTCTGATAAAACTCAAATTCTGTATATTGTTTTTTTGTTTTATGCCTAAAAAGAAAACAATACCAACACCCCATCCAGTAAGGAATATAACGATAACGGTCACAGCATAAAACAAACTTCGGGCCACATCATCAACGCCAGCTCCGACAACCCACCATGGAAAGCCATAGTAAAAGGAAGTACCCCATCCATAGAAATAAGCGCTTCCCCATCCAAGACAGCCCATATAAGCAATAAAAAGTGAAGAGTTCCTCAGTAGAGTACTGTCATCCATACCCATCTCTCTAACAATTTAAAAACATTGACTCACCTTACATAACAAAGGAGATTCCATGCAGTCAAGAGACTTCAGAGCAGGAGAAACTCATTGCACAATCGCCATCACGTTTAACGTTATGCACCGCTTTCCAGATATAAAAAACCCGCTCGATGGCGGGCTGTAAAAATCCTTCTAACGTCAGGCATAAAACGCCCATCGTTAGAGCAAATTTACCACAGATTCGGGAAAAATCAACAACACTATCGCGTTACCCTCTTTAACTGCCGCTCCGCCCATGCCTCTTCAATGTCAAACCGAACCACCAACGTATCGTAAAAGCGTTTCACTGATTTTTTCCATGTATCAAGCGTGATAGCACTCGTCACTTTGCATATGGCATTAAATGCCTCCGTTGATGGCAGTCTTTCATAGCCACGACCGCCACAACGCCGGCAGTCCCTGATAACAGGCATACCCCGTTTTTCTGACTCTTCACGATGAATGGCAACACCACGCCCACGGCAGTCTTTACAGGCAGTGGAGATCTCTCCCTTCCCTTTACATTCAGGACAGGAAACTTTCACCACCTCCCGGATTTTTTTCCATTCTTCCCAATAAGACGGATACACGCCTTTTGTGCACTTTGCCCATACTGGCGGCTTACCATCCGGATACTGAACCTTGTTTGTAAAAACTTCGCTTTCAATAAATTTTTCCCCACGGCAACAAGAACACTGCTTTTTACTCGCTGCACTGCGGGCATAATCCTCAAAAGCATACGAAGCCATAATGCGCATCACTGCCGGTTTTATTTCTGCCGGAAGTTTTCTTAACGCCGCCACGCGATCGCACTGACTTAATGCATAATCTGCCAGTAATTCTGTTGCCCGCGCCCTGTCGTTCATACTAATGCCCATTTTCCCCAGGAACGCAGAAAATCCCATCTCAGCCCAGTTCTGTGTCATGCCCTGTGCAGCCATCACATCAGTGATACTCAGTGCATCTTTTGATGTCGAGGCGGATGCATCAGTCAGGCCTGGCGATTTCGGGGAATAGTATTTCGGTAAATCTTCCAGTTTCATTTTTGGACCTGCCCGTCATGCATTATTTCGTAAATCTTCACGCCCAGCCGACCACCAGGAACGACCTGACCTCGCACAATATTGATTTCATCAAACTGCTCGTCGTCGATAAGCAACCCCGCATGTGTCAGCGCATCCAGCAGTGCTTTCAGGATATTGTCCAGGTCACGACGGCGCTTATCCGGCGGCTCTGCGATAACCTTTATCGCCAGCCTTCCGGACAGGTTTAATTTCAACCGCTGCTGGCGAACAATTAGCGCCACATCACGGCGATAACGCTCACCGACTTTTGATACAAAATATGTGTTGCCACGACGTCGCCAGTAAGTATTTACCGTCGGCGGATAAGGTAAAATAAACTCATGGCGCATCAGCGCAGCACCTCCTGCACCAGTTTTTCAAACTTACCAACTTTGGTTTCCAGTTCTGCCACACAATCCACCATCTCATCCACTGCTTTTTGTGCGCGGTGCTTCGCCTGCATCAGTTCCCTGAGCGCCGGCACCATATCCCGACGAATGGCATCTTTTGTTACACCTGTTTTTTCCAGTTGTTCCGCCTGTCGCAACATTTCCTGCGCCTGTTTACGTAATTGTTCAGGGGTAAAAGTCATTGTCTGTTTGTTCAAAAGAAACGCTCCATCTTACTGCTGTCGGTTCGCTTATTGCTGTATCTGCGCGGCTGGGATGACCGCATTGGGGTGGAAAGAACCTGTGCGCTTTCCTGGTCTACGGGCAGAAAATGTCCGTTATAAAAACGCCGGTAAATCGTTCCCAGAGAACCGTTACGTTGTTTCGTTATATTGATTTCCGCGATACCTCTGGCCTGCGTATCCGGGTTGTATACTTCATCCCTGTAAAGCATCAGAATGATGTCCGCATCCGCCTCTATTTCTCCGGAATTTTTCAGGTCTGAGTTCATGGGGCGTTTATTGGGTCTGGACTCCACACCACGGGAGAGCTGGCTCAGCGCAATTAAGGGAAAACCACCAGATTTTGCCAGGCCTTTAAGCCCCTTTGATATTTCACCCACGGCAAGGTCATGACGCCCCGTGGTTCGGGTTTTTATCAGCCCGAGATAATCAACCACCACCAGCGCCGTTTCCGGATGTTTAATCAGGTGGTGTTTCGTTGTTGCGCATATCTCATCAATGGTCAGGTTCGCCTGGTCCACCATCCAGATATTGCGCCCGGTCATCCGCCCCACTCCTTGTGAGAAACGTGCCCAGTCTTCGTCTTCAAAGTGAGTGACAGATTTCAGGCGTGATACCGGCATTCCTCCAGCCGCAGATACCATGCGTTCACCAATCTGGATGTTCGCCATTTCCATTGTGAACAGAAGAACACCATGCCCCTGCTCAGTCACCTTGTCGATGATATCCAGCGCCAGTTCGGTTTTGCCCATTGACGGACGAGCCGCAATGAACACCAGGTCGCCGGGTTCCATGCCGCCTGTTTTTGCGTCCAGTTCATCAATACCGGTCATCAGTGTCCTGGATTTCTCCTGTCCCTGATTCCGGCATTCAACACGCTCAACCACTTCCGGAAGCACATCATCAATATGTACCGGCTGAATAGCGCCCTTTTCCGTCGACAATGAGGCCATCATGTTCTGCGCATCCTTCAGAGCATCTTCAGCCGCTTCACAGGTATGCGCATCACGTAATTTCTGCAGCGCCTCATTCAGCGTTTTTTCTGCATCGCGCAATGCCGCATTGCGCCGCAACGCTGCAACATAGTGCTCCAGTGAAGACTTCACCCAGGTTTTGCGCCCGGTATCAGTAATCACCGGGGCAAGTTCCGGCATCTCATTACACAACAGCACAGGGTCAATCACGCCTGAAACACGGGCCTGTCTGCAGATGCCTGTGTAGATATCCCGATACGCTCGTACAGAAAAAACGTCTGCCGGCAATGTGGCCAGAATATCCATCACTTCATGATCTGCCCCACGCAGAAAGAACGCGCCAATGACAGCGCCTTCCAGATCATCGTTACGCCAGACTGGTGTTGTCATGCAGCCACACCTCTGATACGAGAACGATAGCTGGGCCAGTTAAACGACAACCAGTTGCGTCCCCCGTCTGTGATCCTGTCGGCAATGCGGGGGCTGATGAACGCCCACAACTCTTCCGGTGAAAGGTTGCTGATCAGGATGGTGGGCAAGATACTTTCGTACCTGGCATTGATAATTTCCTGCAAAATAGCCATTTCAGCCACGCTACCAAACTGAACGCCGACTTCGTCGATGATCAGCAAATCCAGTGACGCATAATACTCAATAACTTCATCCGCTGTTTTTTCGCTGTCATTCCGCCAGCAGTTTTTCACAGCACGGGTAAGGCGCATCACGTCGATGATCTCCACACTGGCCAGATAGTTACGGATGATGTGTTTTGCCATTGATACCGCCAGATGATTTTTCCCGGTACCGCAACTGCCGGTCATAACAAGACTGGTACCGTTCTCCAGCATATCTGGCCAGTTCTCCGCATAGCGACGACAGGCCGCAAGATTTCTGGCTGCGTCAGGATTAACCTCCAGATAATTATCAAACTCACAGTCCCGAAAACGCAGGGCTATTCCGGCGTTATCAGTCAGCTCTTCCGCCTTGAGGGACGACAGCTCCATGGTCAAATCGTTGGCCTCTGCGATCAAGCAGTCAGGGCAGCATGAAATTTTTTCTCTGTCCTCGCCATTACGATCACTCCACACCAGTATATGCGTGCTGTATTTACCGTGTTTTTCGCAATATCCGCGACCTTCACGCATCAGGCAGGAACGATAAGGCCATGGCTTTTCGCTCTTCTGAGCAAATGCAATCTCTGCCCGTAACTCATCCATTCGCGCCTGTAGTCTTTTTTGTTGTTCACGAAGGTTAAACGTCATCATCGCTGTCACCTCAGAATGTCAGTTTGTCACTGGATTTACCGAATTTGTCAGACATGGCTCCCAGGCCAGACAGGACATCGACCTGTCGCTGTCGCCCACCTCCGGGAGCGGCTGGTTGTTGCCAGAAGTCTTCGAAGTGACGATCGGGGCCAAAGAACGTCGCTGCCTGCTTCACGAACTGTGTGCCGGTATTTCCTGTAGCACGTACCCAGGCGGCATAGCGTTTCACGCCATCAAGCATGGTTTCGGGTGTCACACCTTCCCTGATACGGGCTTTCCAGGCTTTGAAAGCAGCTGACTTGGAATTGCCACCAGCACGTTTGGGATATTCCTGCCAGGCCTGTTCAAATTCCGGTGAATATTCCTGTCGGGCAGAACGTGCTGGTGCAGACGCGTCAGCGGATGCGCCAATAGTGTTTTTACTCTCTGTAGTATTCTCTGAAGTAATCTCTGTTGTATTCTCTGTAAGATCGAAATTGGTTTTCCCTTCTCCGCGGCGAGGGGTTTCCCGTGTCCGCGGTGAAGGCTTTCCCTCCTCCGCGAAATTGGGTTTTACAGTTTCCCGAAAACGGGTTTCCCCATTTCGGGAAAACTGATTGTTTTCATTGATAATTTCATTAAGGCGCTCACAATCTATACGGTAGAACATTTTGTGCTCAAGACGCTTGTTGGTTTCAACCAAAATGCCTCTGGACACAAGATGCTTACGCGCTACAGCCTGTTGTTCAAATGTAAGCCCGGTTTCGTGTTGTATCTCTTCACGCGTTTTATGTACGCCTTCCGCTGCATGTGCTTTATCCTGCCAGTAAAAAATCTGACCAAAGAAAATAACAGCGTGCGGACTTCCCATGTATTTAACGAGCCCAGGGTAATAAGCAACCGGATGTCCAAAATCGAGCAGAAGATCAGACGGACGCATAGCCACCTCCCAGGCGTTTAAACATTTTTCCGGACTGAAACGCCACCAGCGGATAACTCAGGGTATGAGTACGTCTCTGAACCTGGCAGACAACCTTCTGGCTTTCTGTATTGACCAGGCAAACCCGCAGAACGTGACCGTTGCTGGTGGTGAACCACTGCCCCACACGGGGGCAACGGTTGTATCGGTGATACAGGGAATTAACGACGCGGCGAATCATGGGCGCACCTCCCGTTGATTACAGCGGAAAGCAGTGTGAGTCAGGCTGGTTTCGGCCTCATGGAATGCTTCAATGCAGCTCTCGTAGTACCGCATTGTGCGCAGACTTAACCCAAGCTGAAGCATCATCAGACCATCAAGAGTTATGTAATAACCACGCAAAGAATCGCCATAAAGGTGATAAGTGCCGGGTATGAAATTACGGGTGAAAAACTCGCGCGAGCAGTTCAGATACTCGATTTTGTCGACAATGTTCTGGTGCATGCGCTTGAAATGGCAGGCAACATGCAGGGAGAAAATAACGGCCTTACCGTTGACGGTCTCAATTTTGAGGAATGGGTGAGTAGTGGTGGTAGTCATGGAGACAGCCCCTTGTGTGTGTGCTTTACAGCTACCACCCACGGATGCGAAACCATGATTGGTGGCAGCCCAGACAGGATTCGCATTACCGGACACACAAGGGAAAACCGGCGCTTCCGAAGAAGCTCCCATCTGAGCCGCCATTGAATAGACGTGCGTAGACAAAAAAACACGCTTATGGCGTGTCAGCCCTGTGTGATGTTTCGGGATGCGAAGCCCGGTTGCTGGATTTACAGCAACGCGAGAAATATAACCCGGAACACCAGCAAGGCGCAATAGTTTGAGATATTCGAAAAGTGACAGCGTAACAGCCTTGCCGTTGACGATCTCAATTTTGAGGAACGGGTGAGTAGTGGTGGTAGTCATGGTGACAGCCCCTATGTTGAATTCAATGAACTCACCACCAAGGCTTTCCACGACCATATAGGTGGTGAGACGTACAGGGGTGGAAATACCGGTCAACATAGAACCCGGCCCAACCGAAGTTGGCCCTGCACGCCCCACCATAATTTGGGCGTAACGATGCTCATGACACGAAAAAACCGCATGAGCGCGGTTGTGCTCTATATTGAATTTCGGGTTTCCACGCCCGGCACCCGCTTTATAAGGTGCAGAGACAGTGTAACGTCCCGAAATTGCAGAATCAATATGTTGGTTGCGGATCATTTTGTACCTACTCGCCGTCAATCCGCGTTTTCGCGCTGGTTCCAGTCATGAACAGCACGTTCTTTCGAATCAGGAATCTGGTTTGCGTTACAGCAAGTACATGCGACGTAATAACCATCATCGCCATCCAGAAAATATTTCACCTCAATGAGTTGTACTTCCGGATTTCCGCAGAACGGGCAAGGTTTCAGATCGACATCACCAGTTACACATGTCTTGGTTTGCATCATTTGCTCTCCTGTAAAAGATTCGCGAGCTCAGTGTTATGGGTAAATTGCCCATCCCATGTTTTCTTCATAGGTAGTTCGCCGTTCAGATAATGGCGATATAACCAGGCGGCACCTTTTTTCTTCAGGAGTGGTTTGAAAATCTCGCGCATTTCCCCGTTTTCCTGCTCAACCTGCCCAGAACGCTCAGTCAGGTATTGGTCACGTGCATACGCTTTTACACGCCAGCGCGGATACATAGCCTCCGGACGGTCGTCATACAGCCAGTTACGCTCTTCAAGGAACGCATTAATCTGACGAGTGTTTACACCGTTGAGCTGTTTGCAGAACTGCACAGGAGTGATGCCATCGGCGAGATGGCTTTCGAGTTTGCTGATGTAGCGAGCCTGACGCTCTGCATACCCGAGAGCAAGGCGTTCGGATTTTTTGGCTTCAATCCACGCTTCAGCAGCAGCGATCGGATCGTCAAAGTCTGGAATAGTGTTTGAAGAAGGCGTTGCTTTACGAAAATACGCCTGCTCCATTTTTTCGAAGAACGACCAGGCCTCGTCTGTATCGACGATTTTTGACATGCGGGCAGCGCCGCGTTCTGTCCAGAGGACAAGTGATGTTGTATGTTTATTAACCGACTCGCTAAAAGATAGTCGGAAAGATTTCAGCTCATCACCGCTGATTTTGAAAAAGTGTTTACCCTCAACGAAACGATCTTCGTTTCGAATGTAGTTCTGTTGTATACGGATTGGCGTTGTTCCATATCCCGCCGCCAACGTTTCGGTGGTAACTACACGTACTCCCTGCCACTCAATAACTGGCAAGTTTTCAGGGTTGACTAATTTTTGTTTATTGATCATCATGAAATCCCCTTACTAATCAGAATAAGTCGGGCTGACGGAGTGCGGCCCGGCTTTTCTTTTTTCGTTCAGTAACCGTTCATCGCGTGGACATTTCTGATGAATCACTCTGCCCATCTTCCGTGCGCGCTAGGCTTAGATTTGAAATTTTGCGTAACGAATCAGGAATTCCATCTTCAGGGTGAGGATAAAGATCTGGCCTTAAGCCATGTGGCGTGACCTTCCATGCAACTACTTCACATACGCGTAAAACGAAACGAGCAGGAATTGTGTTTTTTGAAAACCACTGATTCACCGCTTGCGGCGTCACACCAAGATTTCGCGCTATGGCATTTTGCGCAATTAATGCACGAAGTTTGTCGTAATCATTTCCTTTCATAACAAAGCACCAATATTAACTTTATAAATCAAGAATACATCAAGTTTAAATTAACATGCAAGTTGCAAAAGGATCGAATACACTAAAATCAAGTAAAGATTTATCCTTGTAAAGAAACCCACAGGATTTGGTCATGAAGAACGTCAAAAACACGGAAAATCGAATAGCCGCGATGCTGAAAGCAAAAGGATGGACTCAGGCTCAACTGGCCCGCAAGTTAGGTGTGAGTGCGCAATCAGTGCAGTACTGGACAACAGGAAAAACATTTCCACGGAGTGATAAGCTCGCGCATTTATCCGAGATTAGCGGTTATCCACAATCCTGGTTCTTAGGTGAAGACTCCTCACCAACCTTTTCCTCGCAAGAGAAACACCAGACAAGAACAGATAGCGTCGTGTTTAATGTCCTTGATGTTGAGTTTAGTTGCGGTGATGGAACTCATGTCCGTGGTGACTTGATAGATGTAGTGCGCTCAATAGAACTTGATCCTGAATATGCCCGACGCCTTGTTGGAAATCGGGCATTCAAAAATATAGAAATAGGTAACGCCAGAGGAGACAGTATGGCTCCCACAATCTCACCTGGCGACCTTCTTTTTCTTGATAAGACAGTAACTTATTTTGATGGCGATGGCATTTATGCATTTTGTTTTGATGGAGAATGCTACGTGAAAAGACTTCAAAAAATTGGAAGCAAAATCATGGTGTTATCTGATAACCCCAATTATCAACCATGGAGCATCGAAAAAGAGGGGTTAGCTCTGCTTTATATCCAGTCTAAAGTGATCTCATCAGTACCATTCAATATAAACAGATTTGGGTAGTCTTTGATTTTAACGGGCTTTGCCCGTTTTTTTCTGCCTAAAACACACGATATCAATTTTTTCTTGACAGCCTATTTCTCGAAGCATAATATCGCACCATCAATTATAACTTGATTAAATTCAATTTAAAATTGTTGGTGGGTATATGAAGACACTAAAAGCAACTCCAGAAACAACTAATTTTATCAACTGCGGCTGTGTTACGCTTGAAGGCTTAGAACTTGATTCCTTTGCATTAAATATTGCCAATTTGCTAAGTGCTGTACGCACATTCCATCTTTTGGATTGTGCTCGTTCAAAGGAACTGGGCATTGAGGTAATGGAATTTATCCATGAATATGCTCTATCTGCGGCTTCTCCTGCACAACAAAAACAATCCTTCCCTAAAAGCTGGCTGGTTAACCTTCGCACCCAACGCGAAGCCTGCGGCTTAACAACCGCCGAACTCGCCAGGCTGCTCGATCTCGATGAAGAAATCATCATCCAGTGGGAGAGCGGAGAGTATGAACCAACTCTCAGTATGCTTATCCCACTGGCAAATATTCTTGGCTGCGATCCGATGTGGCTGTTAACTGGCGAGGTTACTCCTCCGGAGCAACCAAAAAGTGAGGAGCAGCAACACCATGACGCATCTCAACAAGTTTGCTCCTTATCTCGCGAAGCTCTTCTACGGAAGAACCAATACCAATGGTGACATAATCGCCGCTTCGCCCCTCAAGGTACATGCGAACATTTTTATCAATCATTGCGGAAACAGTCTCAATATGAAAACACTTCTGAGACTCGCTATATAGCAGAACATATAAGTCAGCTGAGGAAGCCATGAAAAAGTTCGAAAACATAACTGTTCTCCATGTTGATGACTTTGATTATACAAACCCGGAACTTCTCCCGGAGGTTGTAAAGGCAATAGATGTTGCCGATATAGTGATTAGAGGAAAGAGAATTGTCAAAAACAGGCTCGCATGCACTTCAGGAGCAATGACAGAAACAACCTCACAACAAGATGATTATGAAGGCATTTGTCTGGAGCCGGACTCATTTGCGGTAAATGTTTATCATTTATTACATGCAACACAGGTATTACATATGTCCAGTAATCACGAAACAAAAGTACTTGGCAGCGAAATTCTGAATTTTGCGTGTGAATATGCAAAAGCTGCTGCCGAAAAAGAATTAGCGCAATAACAACAAATATGCCATGACCGTTTATTACGGTTTTATCGCCGGAGATTGTTGCAACCTTTATTCATAGAGGTAACTCAGTTATGACTTTCCTGAAAAATAAGGCATCGTATAAAACTGCCTGCCTCATTGCACAACATGGAGATTCTTATCTTCATATAGCCAACCTGTATTTGCGCAAAGCATATGGGAGATAAATAAATGAAAGAAAAACAACAGAACATAACACATGAAAAAGTAAGAGTGTTGTTGACCATTGAAAATGGGAAAGTGATTTACTCAAAACATCTGTCGGATGATGAATTCGTTGGCTGCATGGATACATTTCTGTGGATGGTAAAAAGAGCGGGTTACACGATTATTCCACCAGCAAAGGAACAAACATTATGAATTATTCAGAGTTCCAACCAGAAGTTACGCCACATGGCATAAAAATTGGCAATACAACCATTGATTATGTTGAGGCCGTACAGCAACTTAATGATGGTGAATTCGATAATCCATACTGGCACGGTTTAAGAATCATGCAATGTCTTGCCGAAGCTGATGATGCCGGATTGCTGGGAAGATTTTCAGTCGATCTGAAGGTTGCCCAGTGGCGCTGGCTGTATGTGGCGAAATTTATCAGTGAAGAGGAAGACAAGAACGGCACCATTGATATCCCTAACGATAACGGAACTACAGATCGCGCAGTTATTTATAAGGGGAAGCATGGTTGCATGAGTATATACCCAGGGCCACTTCGCATTGCCCTGCAAAACCATGTCGAATGGGGATTCATTGAAAAATATGGCGAAGCTGAAGGCATGGGGCGAGTTCTGTTTCTCTATCAAAAAATGCTCATCGCAGATCCTGATAATGGCTTCATTGTATCTGCTATGGGACGAGAAGGGCTTGAACTTCTTCTGGATGAAATGATTAACGACCTAAATACTCATGGTATGCCAGAAGCGCCAGTGACACATTAAATATTAAGAAGAAAATAATTCTTCCGTTTTTTACTAACCGTTCATATGAAAAGCAACCGTGAATTAAACAGAGTAAAACTGATTTTAATCCTTGCCACAGTGCTGACACTAACAGAAATCATTATTCTCTTTATTGCGCTGTCAGTCGGTTAAAAATATCGGGATACCACAGACCAATGAGACTGTATTTCACAATAGTAATTTTACTGGCAATTATCGCATGCATTTACGGATTACTTGTTCCGTTCCTTATATCCATGAAGGATACGATAGCAGTTATTTCTGGCTTTGCACTGGCGTTTCTGACCCCGCCCTGCATTTATGCCATTTACAAGGGTCTTTCTTTCACTAAGGATAAAAGATGAAAAAAATTATTTTTGCTTTAGCCATTATTCTGCCGACTATTGGCCTTGTCGGTTGCGATCGCGTTGAACCAGGTAATGTTGGCATCAAGGTAAATAAACTGGGCGACGACAAAGGCGTCGGTGAGGTGGTAGGTGTTGGTCGCTACTGGACTGGCTGGAATACTGAAGTTTACATCTTCCCCACCTTCAAGCAAATGAAGACCTACGATGAACCGTTCAGTTTCCAGATGAGTGACGGTACAACCATCGGCTATCACATCGGCGTGGCCTACAAAGTTGATCCATCCAAAGTTACCACGGTGTTTCAGACCTACCGCAAAGGCGTGGACGACATTACCGACACTGACCTGCGCCAGAAGATCGCCGATGCACTCAACCGACTGGCCAGCAAAATGACCACTGACAAATTTATCGACGGCGGCAAGTCTAAGCTGCTGGATGAAGCTCTTAAAGACATTCAGGCAGAGATGACACCTATCGGTATTCAGGTAATGAGCCTCTCATATGTGGGTAAGCCGGAGTACCCGTCAACCGTTATCGACAGCATTAATGCCAAAGTCACGGCGAACCAGAAAACACTGCAGCGCGAGCAGGAAGTTAAACAGCGCGAAGCGGAAGCCAACATGTTGCGCGCGGAAGCTGCCGGACAGGCTGATGCAATTCGCACAAAAGCCCAGGCTGAAGCCGATGCTATTCGTTTACGCGGTGAAGCTCTGCGCCAGAACCCCGAAGTTATGGAACTGGAAGCCATCAATAAATGGAACGGCACACTGCCGCAATACATGACCAGCGGTGCTAATACACCATTTATCCAGGTTAAATAACTTATATGCCCGGCAGAACGCCGGACTAAGGAAAAAGCAGATGAATACCCAGAATACTCAACCGCAAATAATGAACTATGACCCGAATCTGACGTTGTGCGGACGCATGGCAAAACAAACCGTTCGATTAACTTTCGGGCTATGGGAATACCGCGAAACATTCGAAGTTACTGTCGGTGGCAACCTGACCGGACTCGATGTTATCAGTTGCGCTATTGAAAGCCTGTACGCAACGCTGCCTTATGAAGAAGTCGAGGATGAGCGTACAGGGGAAACAGATATCATGGCCACCATTAATATTGGCGAACTGACATGTCAGGATGAAGACCTGTCCGGAGAGCTCTGGCTTGCCGGGATGCTTATCTCAGCAGAAATTATCAGTATTGAACCCGCTATAAACATACGGCTCTGAAGTTCTCACTATTCAGAGAGCAGGAGAAAAAATGTTCGCTTTGATTAATCAGGGACAACTGTATACCGACAGTGCCGGTTACCCGATAAAAATTATTCGCTGCATAAATAACACTGTGTTGTACAGAAGAATGGATGGGCGAACACAGTCGGTAAAAATAAACGATTTTAATGAACTGTTTGAACGACTCGATCACCAGGAATACCGACAAATTCTGGCAGAAACAGAACAGGAAACGCATCTGAAAAAATTACGGGCCATGAAAAGGAAGTAAAGAATGAATAAAGCATTTGAACGATGGGTCCACCAGCGTTACGGCAATCGCTATGACCTGACATGAGATGTTGACGGTTTCTACTGTCGTGAAATTGTGAAACGAATGTTTGAAGTGTGGTGCCACTGCCGTGGGCTGAATGTTGTATGAGGTGAACTGTGGGGCTGGATTGCGTACCTATATCAACCTACTGCCGCAACGCAGGAGAAACGGTTGATGCCGTTAACAAACGGATACAAAGAGGAATATGGAAAGAAGGGGTACATGTATTAAAAGTCGACGGAGTTAAAGAACGTTGGGTCGACTTAATGGAGATTACAAAATGGGCAAGAAAGAACAAGGATCATTATCACTCCCTAGAGGAGTAACTATTCGCCAGCATAAAACTGGTAGCACTCTGATTATCACTTTTACATATAAAGGGGTTCTGTGTCGGGAGCCCCTCTCCAGAATGGAAGTAAACGCGCGCGGTGTGAAGTACGCCGAGCGTCTGCTGGGAGAAATAAAAAATCAGATTATCGATGGTACCTTCGAATATGCAAAATACTTCCCCAACTCCCAAAAGCTGGAGTTGTTCGGGGGAGTGAAAAAAAACAAAAATATAAAATCTTACCTGGATGAATACCTGATTATCTGCCAGAACCGTAACCTGTCACCATCGACAATTAGAGGTTATGAAAAATGCCTGTCGGCGCTGTCAGCATTGCATAAATTTCATGTATCAGAACTGACACCTGCAGTACTAAAAAACTGGATCGCCAGCAGAAAAACAAAACTGAAAACTATCCGCAATAATCTTTCATTCCTGCGCAGCGCCATAGATGAAGCGGTGACCGATGGTTTGTTAACAATAAATCCTGTCACGCTAGTCAGCGCCAGCCGGTATCACGTATTGGACAACACACCAGGCAGTGATGATTACGAGGTCGATCCTTTTACACCAGCGGAGACGGCAGCAATCTATGACGCCTGTCATTACCCGGAATGGCGAAATCTGTTTCGCTTTGCCTTTAATACCGGACTGCGCAGCTCAGAATTGTGCGCGTTGCGCTGGACGGATATAGACTTCATCGGCAACACCGCGCATGTTCAAACTGCAAGCGTAGTCGGGGTAATCAAAAGCACCAAAACAAAAGCCGGCACCCGCAAAGTGCAACTGAACAGCGAAGCGCTGGCGGCTCTTCAGGCACAAAAGCCCTACACGGCGCTAAAAAGCGACTTTATATTCAGCGATCCGAAAACTCGCGCCCCTTGGGCAAATGCGGACGCGATCCGAAAAAAAGCCTGGGTGCCAACCCTTAAAAAGGCTGGTGTACGCTATCGCAATCCGTACCAGACACGCCACACGTTCGCCACTCGGCACATTAGCCAGGGCGTTAACCTGTTCTGGCTTGCTGGTCAGATGGGGCATAAAGGACCGGAAATGTTGTTCAGACATTACGGCTCTTACCTTGCAGAATACGATGGAAAAACGGCGATTTCTGCAACCCCGTGACGGCAAAATATTTCAAAATGTTGTACAGAATCAGGACGTTACAGGGACAACAATATGTACGTAAAATGCACATAATTCATTGTTTGAAAAAATAAATCGTTCATATTCAATAAATTGGATTAATCACGATCACGGGTTCAACTCCCGCCAGCTCCACCAATCATGATTGAACGGTGTAAGGACAACACCAACAAAAACAGGAAGTTAGAAGTCTCAGCAAGACACCGACCAGACGGTGAGGAGACATAAAAGGATACGCAAAGGAGCCGCGGCTCTTGGTGATATGAAAGCCCACAGATGTGTAAGCGTAAACCGACCGCCGTATGTAGCCATTAGACAAGAATTGGTAACTTAGACGCCCATCTGACACAGACGGACATCTAAGTATGGAATTACAGGACTGGCGAAAAGAACCTCGTAAAAAGTATTCGAATGAATTCAAACTTCGTATGGTTGAACTGGCATCACAACCCGGTGCTTGTGTGGCTCAGATTGCACGAGAAAATGGCGTCAATGATAATGTTATTTTCAAATGGCTCAGACTCTGGCAAAACGAAGGGCGTATATCACGGCGTCTTCCGGTGACAACCACTTCTGATGCAGGCCTTGAATTATTACCTGTAGAGATAACCTCTGATGAGCCGAAAGAACCGATGGCTGCTCTTACTCCGCCCTTATCCACTCAGACTACTGTCAGTGCCAGCTCCTGCAAGGTGGAGTTCCGTCACGGTAACATGACGCTGGAAAATCCTTCACCAGAGCTGCTCACTGTATTGATTCGTGAACTGACCGGGAGGGGAAGATGATCTCACTCCCATCCGGTACCCGTATCTGGCTCGTTGCCGGGATAACCGATATGCGTAAGTCTTTCAACGGGCTGGGTGAACAGGTACAGCATGTGTTAAATGTTAATCCCTTCTCCGGTCACCTGTTTATCTTCCGTGGCCGACGGGGTGACACCGTTAAAATTCTTTGGGCTGATGCTGATGGTCTGTGCCTGTTCACCAAACGCCTGGAGGAAGGCCAGTTTATCTGGCCTGCGGTGCGTGACGGTAAGGTATCCATTACCCGCTCGCAACTGGCAATGCTCCTCGATAAGCTGGACTGGCGTCAGCCAAAAACATCCCGCCTTAACGCCCTGACAATGTTGTAA